CCTAGCCGACAAAACTTTGGTGGCAACATTTCTTGCAACGGCAGCACGATGACTTTATCTCCCTTTTATATGGGCAACGATACGGAACCACAGACAGAAGATGGTTACGTTATATCAGAAAACTGGGGGTTTCAAATAAACTTCTCAGTTCCTTTAAACAGAGATCTGACTAAGCAATGCGAACGTATGGCAGAAAGTCAGATACAAAAAAATAAGCTCGACTTCGAGCTCGTTCGTGCACTCAAATGTGCCGAGCTTCAACAGAAGGGCTTTACCCTGCTACCCGGTTCACGAGTATATCACTTGTGTTCTGACGTAGTACCTATTCAATCAATCTTACCCAAGAAAAAATAATGTTAGCAATCGTAAAACCATTCGTGCTTAGTGCTCTAAGATCACCTAAATTCAAGACTTTTGTCGTTGAATTGCTAGAAAAGCTAGTGGAGCAAAGTGATAACGAACTGGACGACAAAGCACTAGCTATTGTCAAAAAAGGACTTGGTTTATAAATGACAGATTCACCCATTAAAGTAGTTAATAATTTGCTTCCATATGATTGTTTTCGTAAACTTGCATATTTCATAATGACAATAGATAGTTATCGTTGTCACGACTATACAGTTTATGAAACTGAAGCAGATGGGAGTATTGATTTTTATGGGGAACAAAATCTAAACCCTAAAACCGGTGAGCCGAATGAAACCAAGTTTCACGAAATATTATTTTCTACTCGACTTTTATTTAGAGACCATAACGCTGAATACATACAAGATCTATATCATCGTTTAAGACCTGAAATGGAAGCTCTTTATGAAGCATTAAATGTTCAGAAAATGCTTTTGTTAAGAGCAAACTGTACACAAAGAACAGATGAGAACTACCGTAGCCAGTGGCATACTGATTTAGGTTCTCATCCAGATGAGGGTGTAGCTAAGACAGCTATTTTATATCTCAATGCAAATAACGGTGGAACTAAATTTAAAGAGACTGGTGAGTTTGTACAATCAGCAGCAAATAGGGCAGTTATCTTTCCAGAAGGAATGGAACATGCCGGAGTATGGTGTACAGATAAAAAACTAAGATTCGTTTTAAATATCAATTATACCGAGAAAACCTAGGGTACAAACATACCTAGAACAAATTACAAGCCCCTTACAGGCGATTCTGGAGGGGCATTTTTTATGAAAAATGACAAAAAAAGCAACTGAGGAACAATTTAACGAACTTCATCAGTTAGTCACCCAAGAATTTCTATCCAGAGTTAAAAGCGGACAAGCTACAACTCAAGACTTAAAAGCAGCCTGTGATTGGCTGAAGTCAAACGATATATCCGGTGTTGCTTATGACGGCAGCCCATTATCAAAGCTGGCAAGTGTATTGCCTGAAATAGATCCAGATTTAGTAAAGGCAAAGCTTTATGGCAGATCAAAAAGCATATGAGAAAAATCGCAAAAAGCGAGGAGCTAAGTACGCCAATGGCAATTATAAAGCTCAACAAAAAGCATATAACAAAACAACAAAGGGGAAAAAATTAATTGTCGCTGCGAATGCTATCAACCGAGCCAAAGGTACTTATGGCAATGGTGATGGAAAAGATGTCGCCCACAAACCGGGCAAAGAAGGAAGCAAAAATCCAAAAGACGCAACCTTGCAATCACCATCTAAAAACCGAAAAAGCAGACTCAAAATACGCAGATGACCCCTTTACTACCTAGTCCAAAACATTACTTACACAATTTAATAACCATGACAAGTTCAGACTCTAAACGGCTCTGGAGAAGAGCAGTTAAACAGCACTTCAATTGTCAATGTGTTTATTGCGGAAAAAATTATGAAGAACATGAACTCACGCTCGATCACGTCCAACCTCTTAGCAGAGGTGGAGAGACTCTTACGAAAAATATCGTATGTGCCTGCAAAGCGTGTAATCAGGATAAAGGTAGTAGAAATTGGCTCCAATGGATGAGAGCCAAGTTTGGACATTTACCACATAGAGAAAAAACAATAAGCGACCACCTCGCTGCATAGATAACTAACCGCCCCGCAAGGGGCTTTTTTAATGGCAACTAATGGAAATGGTGTCAATGGCATTAATGGCATTAATGGTAAAAACGGCACGAATGGAACAAAGAAACTTTTAGAAGAAATATATAAAGAGTTTCCACTATATGAAGGATTAGAACCTACTACTAAAATAAAAAGCGAATTTAAGAAAATATATAAAACCATTTCAGATAGACTTATTAGCGAAGGAAGGTTTCCTAATAAACAAGCTAGAGGTTTAAACTTAGCAATCTTAAATGAAATGGGTGAATTTCCTTATTGGGCACATAAAGGAAAAGACCCTGTTGAATTAGGTGCAGGAGTTGTTCATAAAATGAGTGGCGGAGAACCTAGACCAGCAAATATTAGAAAAGCATCAAATTTAAAAGCTGACAATATAAGAAAACAGCGCACAGCATGGGCAAATGACCTTATGTCAGCTGCTGGTTTTGAAACTGAAGTGCAAGAAGGTTCTTCATTGTTTAGTGCTAAAAACAGAGTAGGTGGTAAAGCTTGGGACCATACATATGAGTTGCAAGACTTTGGTCCGAGATATAAAGCTATACTTGAAGATTTTGCATCTGGATCTATTGATGAAGCTACATTTAAAAACCTTGTAGCTGGAGAAGTAAGTAAAAATCCGGGTGACATTAAGCGCAACCTCGAATTACTTGATGAAGCTGATAATTACGCTAAAAGAGCAAGAATTGAAGGTGAAGTAAAAGAATTTAAAAAAGGTGAAGCTTACAAAGTTCGTGATGCTAAATACACGGAATTTCAAAAGTTAGATGATGCTACTAAAGCTAGTAGAATTGAAGACGCTCATAAAACAGCAGTTGAGCTAACTAAGAAAGACTTGGCTATTAAGCTTGCTAAAGAAACACCTAATTATAAGATTACTAAAGTTGCAAGAGCTGTTAAACCATTAGCTAAATTTGTACCTATTGTTGGTGCTGGCGTGGTTGGGCTTGATGTAAAAGCTAGAACTCAAGAAGCTATTGATAATCCTACATGGCAGAACAAAACACAAGCTGCATTAGGTGGAGCTGAACTAGCGTTAGAAGGATTTGAATTGGCAACCGGCGGTGTTGGTGGTCTAGTTACTACACCTTTGCAGATTGGCTTAATGATTGCCGATCAGTTAGTACACCAAACAGAAGATAGCTTTAAACGTGGTGCCATTGATTGGAACGCTAGAAGGGCTGCTAGACACGGTAGAAGATAACTTATACACGTTTGTATATGAACGATCAATTAGAAGCCTTACAGGGCGATTTCAAGCTGTTTCTGCAAGCATTATGGAACCAGCTTGATCTACCCTCACCTACTAGGGCACAGTATGCAATAGCAGACTATTTACAAGCGGGTCCAAAACGACTACAGATCCAAGCTTTCCGAGGAGTCGGTAAATCATGGATTACTGGAGCTTTCGTTCTATGGACTCTATTTAATAATGCAGAAAAGAAAATAATGATTATTTCGGCTTCTAAAGAAAGAGCCGACAACATGAGTATCTTTTTACAGAAATTAATTATTGAAACACCATGGCTTTCTCATTTACGTCCGAAGTCCGACGATGCAAGGTGGTCAAGAATAAGCTTCGATGTGAACTGCTCACCTCACCAAGCACCAAGCGTAAAGTCGGTGGGTATCACTGGTCAGCTCACCGGAAGTCGCGCCGATTTAATGATTCTCGACGACATAGAGGTCCCGGGAAACAGTATGACGGAGCTAATGCGTGAGAAGCTTCTTCAACTCTGCACCGAAGCAGAATCAATCCTTACGCCGAAAGACGATAGCCGTATTATGTATCTCGGGACTCCTCAGACTACTTTTACTGTTTATCGTAAGTTGGCAGAGCGGAATTACAGACCATTTGTTTGGCCGGCAAGATTCCCAACAGACACTACACCATACGAAGGATTAATAGCACCTCAGCTACAAGAAGACATAGATGAAGGAGCTGAAGCCGGACAACCAACAGACCCAGATAGATTTAGTAATGAAGACTTACTCGAAAGAGAAGCTGCAATGGGACGAAGCAACTTTACGCTTCAGTTCCAATTGGATACAACCCTTAGTGACGCTGAGAAGTTTCCTCTTAAGATGGCTGACCTTGTTGTTACTAGCGTTAATCCTACTAAAGCACCCGACAACGTTATATGGTGCTCAGATCCCAGAAACGTCCTCAAAGACTTACCAACAGTGGGACTCCCCGGGGACTATTTCTATTCACCTATGCAATTGCAAGGAGAATGGACTGAATATAGCGAGACAATTTGCAGCGTTGACCCCTCTGGACGAGGATCGGACGAAACCGCTGCTGCGTATATATCCCAGAAAAACGGGTTCCTCTATCTGCATGAAATGCGTTCATATCGGGACGGGTACAGCGATAGTACCCTGCTCAACATCCTCGAAGGGTGTAAAAAATATGATGCTAGAACGTTGGTTATCGAGACAAACTTTGGAGATGGAATCGTAAGTGAACTATTTAAAAAACATATTCAACAAACAAAACAGAGAATATTTATTGATGAAGTCCGAGCGACTGTTAGAAAAGAAGACCGTATCATTGACGCGCTTGAACCTGTTCTTAACCAGCATCGTCTTATTGTTGACCGTGGGGTTATTGAGTGGGATTACAAGTCGAACCCGGACAGTGCACCTGAAAGTCGGCTCCTCTATATGCTCTTTTACCAGATGAGTCGGATGTGCCGAATGAAGTATGCAGTCAAACATGACGACAGATTGGACTGTCTAGCCCAAGGTGTTAAATACTTTACTGATGCACTATCAATATCTGCTGAGTCACAGATCAAGATGAAGAAAGACCAAGAGTTCCAAGACATACTCGAAGCTTTCATAGACCATCCTCAAGAAGCCACTAACCACCTTGTCTTAGGACTAAATAAAGACCAAAGAGAAGAGTGTAGAGGGAAGAGTGGTGGAAAGTCAGTCCCCACTTGGACTTAAGGGGGTACCCTGACCTATACAGGGGAAGGGTGGACCCTTGTAGGGGAGCTTCGGCTCCCTTTTAACTAATATCCGTGAAAGATATTAATAAAACAACTACTCCCACCTACCTCTAACAGTAATAACAATATATATGCCAAAGCTTAAGCTAACCGTATTTAGAAAGCTATACAAGAGTCTGAAAACTCCTTGGAAACCACTCAATTGGCTAATTCTTGGATACTTAATTGGAATCGAGAATAGATATATCGAATTGAAAACGGCTCATGCTGTCGATGTAGCTGTCCGCAAATTCAAAGCGGAATACGAGCATGCAACCACCAAACCCGAAGTCAAGATGAAAAAGACTAAAGACGGTTGGGAGATGTCTATTGGAGACATGAAAGATGACTAACGTAGGTCTAGAAATCGTATTCTGGACTGTTTTAACCCTATATTTATTCACCCGAATAGGACTATTTAAATGAAGATATTTCTGGATACAGCGATAGTAGAAGACATAGCTAGACGTAATGACGGTCTAATAAGCGGTGTTACTACTAATCCCACCCTTATTGCTAAATCTGGACGAGTTCCTGACGAAGTTTACGAGGAAATCTTTGATCAAGGTATTAAAGACCTAAGTATTGAAGTAAGAGGAGAGTATTTCGATGAATTAATCGCTAATGCTCTAATGACTAACCAAATGTACGGTAATAAGGCGACTATTAAGTTACCTTGTACTGTTGACGGGCTTCAAGCCTGTAAATACCTCACATCTAGACATATCCGGGTAAATATGACCTTGGTATTCAGTGTGAGTCAAGCAATTCTCTGTTCAATAGCTGGTGCTACCTATGTTTCACCTTTTATTGGGCGATTAGACGATAATGGACATGATGGTCTAGGTCTGATCCGGGAGATATCGAAGATATACTGCTATCAAGCTTCAGATACGGAGATATTAGCTGCGAGTATTAGAGATCCTAAGACTGTAAGTGCTGCATTCGCTGCGGGTGCTCATATATGTACTATTCCTCCAAAGGTATTTGACGGAATGTTCAAACATGTTTTAACAGATAAAGGGTTATTCCAATTCAAGCAGGATTTTGACGCAAATCTCTGAGGTCGGATACGAAGCTGTACGGACGCGGAAATCCCCCGTAGGGGGTGGGCAAAACGTCCAGCGGATCTATGATCCGGTGAACTTCCCTGCTATGACTGGGATTTTCCCGGGTCACACGCGCGATCAATTAACGCGCCCGCGCGGAAATCAATTAACGCAGGCGCATACGCGATCAATTAACGCAGGCAGGCATGCCCGCGCGGATTTAATCGTAGCTCTCGATCTCTCGCGATCTGTTGCCCAACGAATTTATCCAGTCAGCGACAGGGCTGAACATCGACTGGTATAATTTGATACAGCACCAATCGATACACCTTGGTATGCTGAGAACAGAGAGAGTTGTTTAAGGTTATGTTTATTTCTCTCTCCTAGAATAGGTGAGAGAGATAAATAAACTTAACCACAACTCCTCTCCCCCGACGAATCGACGAAATCACATAACAAACAACAATCCAGAGCCGAGACCGAGACGTAAAGTCTCGTAAGAGCAGTGCCCCTTCAGCTCGATGCTCGGACCAGCTTTGATAAGCTTGGCGACCTGTAACAAGGGATTTGGGTAAACACACAGCAGACAAGATCCTCACCGTGGTGCATACAACAAGTGCTAACTTATACACCTTGGTATCTTTGATACCAGATAGCGAGTTAGTCCTTGCGAGGTGGTGTCCCTACAGCCACGCAAGAACGGTGCAACTCCGTTGCTATCACTTGGCTTTCGAGCCAAATTGTAAATTTAATTCGGAGAATTTTATGTTTGGTTACACAATTGTAAACCGTAGGTTTAGCGATGCCATCGAGTTCGCTGCTGTCAACGTCCTACAAGGACGCTGTATTGTCAGATTCAAAGAATCTGGTGCTGAGTATCTTTACAAGAACGTCAGCCGTCGCAGACTTTTAAGTCTGTTGCTAGATAACAATAAATCCCTTGGATTTTGGATTCAGTACCTAGCTAAAAATGCTATTCAAGAGAATAGATACCGTCCTCAGACTGGTGCTATGACCTATAACCGTATTGGTTATAGCTACTTCAACGAGATACCACAGTATCTCTCAGTTCAGCAAGTTGCGACTGGTGCTTAGTTATGGATATAACTACAGTTGATAACTTCATCAAGGATGCTGTCATAGACAGCGTTCTTGCTGATTTAAACCTTAAGTTATCAGACCTTACAGGTCTTGATAAGTACGGCTGGGATATGTTCGAGATCCTTTGCATAGCAAAGAGAGATTATATTCGAGGTGCTTAACTATGGTTAATGTTCATATCTCGAAGAAATCTTCCAACTCTAAAGTTGGTAAGATCCCAGTCACAACAAGTACTCAGGCAACATGTCCGACTACTTGCCCTATGTGGGATGGTTGCTACGCAAAGACCGGACCCCAGTCTTGGCACTGGCGCAAGGTCACCGAAGGTGAGCGCGGCGGTTCATGGGATGATCTCGCTGCTTTTGTATCACAATTAAATGCCGGACAACTATGGCGGCACAATGTTTCTGGGGATCTCCCATATGTGACCGCACCTGATGGTCAAGAGCTAATTAACTTAGCACTATTAAAACAATTAATAGATGCTAACAAAGCTAGTGGTGCTAAGGGTTATACTTATTCTCATCATAAGTTAAATACTCATAACCTCGAAGCTCTAAAATATAGTAATACCAATGGATTTACTATCAATGCTTCGTGTGAATCGCTCGAGCAAAGCGACAGCGCAAGGGCTCTCGGGTTGCCCGCTGTATGTGTACACCCCTCGGACGAGGACGTGCCCACACATACACCAGCTGGTCACAAAACTGTAATTTGCCCGGCACAATTACATGACAATGTATCATGTTCAACGTGTAAACTTTGCAGTTATAGCAAGCGATCTCAAACTGTTATATTCCTAGCGCATGGTGCTAGAGAAAAGAAAGTTAATGCTAAATTGAAGGCTTAACTTATACACCTAAGTATAAAATAGCAGGGACTATATATCCCTCTATATTATATTTTTCCACACTCACGGACGCACACTCATATCTATACCACACTCACGCCAATCGTGTGTCTATACACAGTAGTATATATTTTTTTATTTTTTTCATGGACGCAGCGATTTTGCTCAAGGACGCAGGGACGCAAGGACGTGCATGGACGCATGGACACAGGGACGCTGCTGACTCCGAACAGCAGGGACGGTTCGACTCCGTTCTTGTCCAATTACCTCGCAATGAGCGAGGACTATTTAACCATGACAAACAGTAACCAAGAATCCCATGAAGATTATTGCAAACGCATGGCTGAAAAGTACGGAGAAGATTGGGCTGATGATGATTTCTATGAGAATCCATCAGAGGATTTCTTAATCCGTATTCCTAAAAGCTAGACGGCTCAAGGGCGGTTCGACTCCGCCACTAGCAATTCCTTCTCACTGAGAGAAGGGTTTACTGACTAATGACTGAAACTACCCTAATTAACAAGGTCTATGACATAGCTCAATGCTATGACCCAGACGTAGACGACACAACTTCTTTTCAAGATATTGTGCAACTCCTCCAATTAATGAAGGACAAAGCACTCAAGTTTGAAATACTTGAAGCTGCATTTAAACCTGAACCACAACTACCAAGGATAAACAAATGCGACATATAAATGCACTAATGAATAGTTCTCAATACGAGAATCTCAATACCTTGCTCATGGAAGCAAGAGATAGAGCTAAGGACAGTATCCTTACATGTCAATTAACTGTAGAGGAGATTGATGAACTCGAGGAGGTATTACTTTGACCACCTATGAAGTAAGGACGAGCAAAACTGTATTTAATTACTACAGGTTTGAAGCCAAGGACGAAGAGCATGCCAAACAAATGGCATTAACATCAGCAGGTGTTGAAGTTACAGTAACAGACGAATCGTTTTACGTCCCAGCCGATCAGGGCATGGTACCGTCTATAATTGTAGCAACAGCAAAAAACAAAACTTCAGGTACAGGATCAGGAACTGCGGCCGGTACACTGACAGCAAACGCAGGAACAGTTTACACAATTACAAGTCAAAGAGAATTAACAGAAACTTTTGGCGATCCAAAATTCTACACAGATTCAAGCGGTTCGGCTCGTGACGCATACGAGTTGAATGAATATGGTCTTCTTGCCGCTTACTCATTATTAGGTGTAGCAAACAAGGCTTTCGTAACAAGAGCAGATGTTAATCTAGACGAACTTGTTGGATCAGCATCGCCAATCACAGGTGCACCAACAAACGGAACATATTGGTTAGACACAGCAGAAAGTGTTTGGGGAGTCAAAG